GCGCTGACGCAGGCTTTCCACCGCCGCGCTGGCTTCCGCCTCCGTCGCCACGTCCTCTTCCACGAGCCCACCGTCTTGCATGGCGCGCACGGGCAACACCAGCTCCGGGCCCGCTTCCCCAATGAGCGCCAGCGTGGGGTGCGTCACGAGACCGCCCCCGGCGAGGGCGAAGCTGCCCCCCGTGACCGCACTGAGACCGCCGAGCGCGGGGGCGTCGCCGCGCAGGCCCTGAAAGAGTTGGTCTGCGATGCCGGCCAGCGGACGAGTAATCAGCGTATGGACGGCGAGTTGGTTAAAGTCGCGCACAATGCCCTGGAAGAGCTGCGCGGCATTGAAGCGACCGGTGCTAAAAAAGTCCACCAGGGCACTTTCGGTTTTCTGGAGGGCCTGGAGCGTGGTGTCCTGGATTTTGACAAACGTGCTCTCATATGTCTCGGCAAACTGCTGCAGCGGGCGTCGGCTGTCTTCCAGGGTATGCTGGAGGGAGACGAGCCCTTTGGCCTCGTTGCGCACCCTGGCTTCGGTGGCGGGCGTAATCGTCTCGCCCTCATCGCGCAGGCGGTTCAGTTCCCGCTGGACTATGGCCTCACGCTGCTGCACATCCAGGGATTCCCCCCGCACGCTCAATTGCGCTTGCAAGGCGCGGGTCTGGTTCTGGAGGGCTTGCAGGGCCTCGGCCCCGTGCAGCTGATCCTGCACGTCCAATTGCTGGCGTAGCGTCGCCAGCGCCGTCTCCTGGTTGGCCTGCCCCTCAGCCATGCGTTGCGCTTCGGCCTCATCCTCGGGCGTCACGGTGCGGCCCTGTTGACGGAGCGTACTCAGCCGGGCTTCGACCAGCTGTTGCCGCGTGGGCAGGGCTGTGATGGCCTGGAGTTGCGCGGCCGCCGCCTGCGCCCGCTGACTGGCCACGGCCCGGCCGCCTTCTGCACCCACGTCGATGCCGAGTTGTGCGGCCAGATCGGGCTGCTGGAGAGCCAGGTTTTCTCGCGGTAAGGCGCGGCGCAATTCCTCGGTGCGCTGCCGGATGCCGGCGAGTAGGCTCTCGTACTCACGCTCTACCCGCTCGCGTACCTCCTTCAGCGTAAACTCCGCAAACGTCGCCGCGACGACCTCTTGCAAGGCGCGTAGGGCGGCCTGGAGTGCGGTCTGCGTCGCTTGCGGGGCGCGCGCCATCTGGGTTTCCAGGAGCCGCTGCTGGACCACGGCGAGGTGGGCACGCTCGACCGCGGTCGCCTGGAACTCCTCGGGCGTCATGGTGAGTTGGGCAATCGCCGTTTGGGCGTCCAGGTATTGCTTGATGAGGGCCTGGCGGTTCTTGATGAAGTCTTGCAAGAGCTTGAGTTGCTCGATGCCCGTCTGGATGTCAGGAGCCGCAAAGGCCGCGCCGCCCGGCGCGGCCCCGACAGGTAAGCCATAGAATTGCGCCAGGTTGCGGGCGTGAGCCCGATTGAGCCCGGTGGGATCATTCGCCGCACCGATGGGGGCATAGCGGGCGGAGAAAAACTGGATAAACTCCGGCGTGTAGCGACCTTCTGGACTCACCGCCACGCCACCCTGGGCCTCGAAACGGCGTTGATTGGCCCGGATGGTCTGGGCCGCAATCGTGGCCTGGGCTTCATACGTCGGCGCCGGGACCGAGAGGACGCCAAATTCTCGGCCAGGCCCACCGCGTTCGGTCTGGCGCAGGGCCGCCAGAAAATTGGGGTCCACGCCCTGCTCGCGGCCAATGCGCTGGATGGTTGCCTGTTCCTGGCGGGACAGGTTGAGGCGCCCCTGGAGCTGCTGCTGCACGGCTGGAGGCACCGCGCCGCGCCGCGCGGCATCGGCCTGTATGTCGTCAATCTGACGCCGCAATTGCTCCAGATCGCGGATTTCTTGCTGAATGATGCGCTCTCGGGCGGCCGGATCGCGGGCGATGTCTTCTGCAGCCCGCTCCTGAATATGCCGATACCGCTCTGCTAACTCATTCAGTTGCTGCTGCACGCGGGTGGTATCGGCCAGGGCCTCTTGCTGGCGCGTGGTGGCGTCGGTCGCCTCCTGTTCAGCCTTGGCCTTGTCGGCGGCCGCCGTCGCTGCCGCCTGTTCCTGCTCGACGATGTTCTCGACCACGGCCTGTTGCGCGGCGTACTCGGCATTCAGGCGGCGCAGATTGGCTTCCGCTTCCTCGCGGAGTTGCCGCGGCAGCGTGCCGGGGAAGATGCCGCCGCCCGGCCCTCCCGCTTCCTGTGCCCGGAGCCGTTCGACTTCCTCAGCGGCGGCCTGGCGGCGGGCGCCAATGTCGCGCAGCTTGATCCCTTCCTCACCGCCAGGCGGCGGGGGGGGCGAGACCGTCTCGCGTGCACGTTGGACGAACTGGGAGACGCGTTCAATATTCTTGATGTCTTCTTCGAGTTCCGCCGCGATCCACTTGAGGAAGTCTCCGAAGGGGCCCGCGATCAAGTTGTTGCCCAGCGTGGCAAAGGCGCTTTGCAGACGTGTAAAGGCACTCTGCACGGTGTTCGCCGCCGCGTCGGCTCGGCCCCCGAGTTCCCGCTCGATCTGATTGCCGAGCAAGGGCAGCGTCACGCTCGCCATCAGCACATGCTCGCCAGCCTGCCCCCGCAGTTCATCGGTCGTGACATGCAGCGCACGCGCCAGAATGCCCTGGAGTCCGGGCAACCCTTGCATACTCGCGTGCAATTGGCGGGCAGTAATCTCGCCGCGATTGAGCGCTGAGGCAAAGGTCTGGACCAGCCCCGCCGCTTGTTCGGAACTGCCCCCAGCCGCTTTCACGCCGTCCGTCACTTGGACGAATATTCGGGCCAGGTCCTGCGTGCTGAGAATGGTATCACGCCCGCTGCCAAGCAAGTCCTTATACGCCCCGGTCAGGGTCACAATATCAAAGCCTAAGCGTTGCGATTGCTGCTGCACCAGGGCAAACGCCTCGGCAGAAGCCTGGGCGGAGCCGGCAAACGTGGTGAGGCCCACGCGCAGGGTTTCCAGGCGTGTACCGCTCTGGATCAGATCTTCCAGCACGCGCGTGCCTGACGACAGGCCAAGCATGGCCGCGCCCACGCCAGCAAGACTGCTCGCCAGCGTCGTATAGGACTGGGAGAGCGTCGTGACCCCCTGCGCATGCTGGGGGTACTGTTGTTGTTGGGCGTTGAATTGCGTGAGTTGGGCGGTGACCGGCGGCATCCCCTGCGCCAGGCGTTGAAAGGCTTGCCCGAGCGCCGTCACCTGGGTCGTGTATTGTTGGACCTGCTGTGGGGCCTGTGGCGTGGTCCCTGGCACGAAGGGCGCGCCCACGCCCGCGCCGCCGGCGCCCAGGGTGGGGAGCGTGAGCTGCGCCATGCGCTGCTGGAACTGCTGCGTGGCCTGTGTCGCCTGCTGCAAGCCTTGCAGGTACTGGCTGATGTCCAGTTGTAAACGGGCCAGCACGTCACCGGCTGAGTACTGCTCCGCCATCTCACCACCCCTTGACGCAAGAAAGAAAGGACGATATATTGTTTTCTGTAATTACATCATGCCACTCACAAGAGAAAGGCAACCATGCGCAAGGTCACGCTGAGTTTCGATGACACGCTCTGGCGGCAGTTCCGTGTGGGCTGCATCGAGCACAACACGCCGGCTTCTACACAACTCGCCCGGCTGATTGCCGCGCAACTCGCCCACTGGGCGAAAGAAAGGACAGACGACCATGACGACCCCGACGACGACACCCCGTAAGCCTCATACAGGCGCCCCGCTGTTTGGCCTCATCTGCTTCGGACTCTTGGCTCTGTGGATGCTGTATCAACAGAGCGCACCGGCGCCGACGGCCCAACCCGCGCCACCGCAGACCTCCGCCGCGATACCGGCACAGGCCGCTACACGGGAAAAGCAGATCAACTGGCCACAGCTCTGTGCCCTTGCTGGGGAGGTCGCACGCAGTGTCGATGCGCAGCGGCGCAGCGGCTTGAGCCGCGGCACGGCACAGCTGTTGCTCACGTCCGGCATGACACAGGCGCCTATGCCTGGCGACAAAATCCATGCCGTCATCACGTTTGTGCTCGATGAGGTGTATGAGCAGTCTTTCTACCATGACACACCTTCAGAGGCTGCGACCGCAACGCTTGAACACTGCCTCATCTTTCACCCAGGGCGCTAACTCTCCGTCTATCCGTCTCTATGCCCATTCAGCCTGGCCATGGCCGCCGCGGCCTCGTCGCCCTGCACCTCCCCAGCGCCCTCGCCAAAGCGGTGCAGGACCCGGGTCCGCATCTCGCCAATTTCCGCCCAGGCCAGATCCTCCTCACTCACTGCCTCCAGGGTCGCCGGCTCGTCCTCGTGCAGGAGGGGCCAGCGGTGCAGCGCAAAATCGTCCGGCGTAAACGGCTCGGGCCGCGAGCGCCGATCGCGGTTGATCTCGGCCAGCATCCAGACCACCTGCTGCATGCGCCGATCCTGCCGGTGCTGGTCTTCTTGCCACCGTCGTGCCAGCGCCAGATACTGCCGCAGCGTCAGGCGCCAGAACTGCTCGTCGGTGAGTCCGAGGTCGTAGCGGGCGCGGCTCCAGAGGTCGAGCCACTGGAGCCGTCCGCGTTTGGGTCATCCGCCGCCGCGTCGTGCTCTGCCTGCGGCTCCGAGGACAACTCCCACGCCTCGTACATCTTGGTCAGCGTATCCGTCAGGCGCCCCATGGTTACCAGGCGTCCCACCTGTTCCATGGTGAGCGCCGGGTCATGCACTTGCAGTCCGCACGTCAGCACCATGAGGAGCGTCGAGCCATTCATCTGCCGGGTCACAAACGGCAGCAGAATATTGGCCGTGAGGAAGGGCAAGTTGCCCAGGCGCTCATACAGCCGCTCGGCCTGGTAGATCACTCCCAGGTCCAGCGTAAACTGCCGGGGCTGGTCGAGCTGGATGGTGACGCCTTCGCTGCCCGGGGCCGTCAGGGGGTGGACCTGGCCGTTATCCGCCATGCGTCGCCCTCCTGGAGGGCGCCTGGGTCTCGGCGGTAGCCGGCGGCGCCGCGTCCTCCACCAGCTCAAAGAGATCCCCAAACGCGGTCAGTTCCGCCTCGCTCAGATTGTGCACGACATCACCCGGCTGCACCTCGGTATGCGTCGGCGGGGGCGGGTCGGTGGGTGGCATGCTCTGGCGCCGCAGCACTTTGGGTCCCAGATAGCGATACGATGGCATACAACCTCCTAGGTATAGGTGACCAGTGTCGGTGCCCCGGCAGGCCGGAGCCGGCCCGTCCAGGAGGAAATCGTGTTGGCGTCATAGGTATGACTCAATTCCACAATAATCGCGGTCAGTTGCCAACGCATGTGGGGCGTCACTTGCGGATAGTCAATCCGAAACATATACGGGGTGCCATTGTTGTACATCGTGTTCACATCCTGGTGCGACTGACGCTGTGGCAACCAGTTGCCGCCAATCGACCATTGCACATCGCGCATGCCGGCCACGTACTCCATAAAGCGCCCCGGCGTATCATGGTTCGAGGCATCTAACTCGTTGGAGCGGTCCTGGTCATTCGTAATCCGGCATTCTTCAATCAAATGATAATCGGTATCCACGGCCCCACTCGCCAGGAGCGCATACTGCACGCGCGTTCCTTGCCCGCGCCACGCAAAAGTCATGCGGTCACTCCTTCTCTCTCAACAGGGTGTGTCTCCAGGCGCGGCACCTCGTCCACCTCCTGCGCCCGTCTCTCCACGGCCATCTGGATCCCGGTGATGAAACGCGCGGCAATCGCCGCCCAGCGGAAGGCCGGCTGCCGCACGCGCTCGAACCCCGCTTGACGCAACGCTCTCAAGCGCTCCGCATCAGGCACAAGGGCCGTGAGCGCCTGCGCGACGGTCTCCGGCAGGACGAGGCCGCCAATGTTGCCGTGTTCAATCCCCGCCAGCGTGCCCGTACACGGCATATACTCCACGGCGCCGTGAGCCCACTCGGCGAGCGCCGACCAGCGCGGCACCAGATTCGGACAGCCGCAGGCCATGGCTTCCATGGTCGATAAGCCCCACCCTTCACCAAGCGTCGTGGACACCTGCACATCCCACGCGCTATAGAGCCAGGGCAGCTCCGATTCTTCGGCGCCACGGATGGGCGTTAAATCGTCGGGCGGCAGAATGAGCTGTGGACTGATGTGCAGATACGTGGCGAGTTGCCGCAGGTTCCAGCCAACATCGTGATTGGCGCAGTGCAACCACAGGTAGGCGTCGTGCTCCAGATGGTGCTCGTGGACCCACTGCGCAAACCCCATGAGCAACACGTCAAGCCGTTTGCGGGGCTGGTTGCGGTTCAGGCAGCCGATCACCACGCTGTCGCGCAGGTTCTCGACGCCCAGATGCGCCCGCGCTTCGCGCTGCCCCATGGGCCGGTAGAGGTCGAGATCGACGCCGTGCGGCACGATCATCAGCGGCCCACTGTAGCCGCCGTAGCGCAGCTCGGTCGCGCCAAACTGCGTATACGCCATCAGGAGATCCGCGGCATTGAGCGCGGGCGCATCGGCGACGTTGAGCCCGTCAATGGCGGTATAGGCGACAAACGCGGGACGGTCGGCCTCGGGCCAGTCCGGCAACTCCGCGTGCTGCGCGAGATAGGCCCGCACAATCCACGGGTCATGCATGAGGAACACGGCATCCGGGTGCAGCACCGTCACGAGATCGCGGTAGCGCCCGACGCCGTACGGGTCACCGCCCAGCGCGGCCCGAAACAGCGCACACGGCGGCAGCCCATGCAAATCGCCAAACCAGTTAATCGCACACAGGGAGACGTCAAACGCCTCCAGGAAATAGGGCAAGAGATTATTGGTGAGACGGGCAAACCCGGTCGGGGCCCCCCAATCGGCAATCAGCAGTAGGCGGGGTTTCTCGCTCACGTACTGGGCTCCTTGGTCACGGTGTAGCGGGCCAACACGAGTGGCCGGTTATGATAGTCCACGCCCTGATCTTCGGGCGGGGCGACGGGCTCAATGGCGACATACCAGGTGCCACTCAAGAAGCGATTCGAGACTTCGGCCAGCGCCTCATGAATATCGTGGGCATGCTGCATCACCGTGGCGTACTGCTGGCTGCCCCCACGCACGAGCACGCCGAGGTCGGGCCGCTCATACGCCACGCCCAGCGCTTCCATGGTCACAATGCCTGGGCGCCCTGGGCGCTGAAACAGGCAGGTCGCAAACGCCGGCACACCCGCATCGCCTAAGCGATGTTTGTACAGATCCGAGCCGATCGTCCCCAGGCTCAAGCCCTGCAAGTAGGCGGCAATCTCGTCGAGCATGCCCGCCATGGCGTTAGTCTCCTTGCGGCCGCACGCCGTGGGTGAGCAGTGCACGCATCATCGTACTCACGTCGTTCGCATACGTGGCCTGCACGTCCCGCACCGCATCGGAGAGGAAATGCCACTGCCCGACGGTCGAGTACGTGCCTTCGGGATAGCGGCGCCCTGTCGGACTCACGCCGCCGGTTTTGCCCGCGCGGGGGTTTTCATGTGTGATGGCGCCATAAACAACACTTTGTCCCCCGTACCCAAAGACCACGGTGATGGTCGTGCCCTCGATCTCGGGCGGATACACCAGCGCACTGGCCCGCAACGCCCCAGTGACCACCGGCACCAGCGGGCGGCTGGCCGCCATGATGCGCTGGGCGCGGGTATAGAGCGCTTGCGCCAGGACCGGGATGACGGCGGCTTCGAGTGCCTGCAAGCGCTGCCGCAGCGCCTGGGTATCGATGGTGAGACTCGTCGCCATCAGCCCTCCTCCGGCGCGAGCCAGATGGTGCCGGGACCTGGACGACAGCCGCCCAGGACCTCCGTCACCGCCTGCGCCACGCCCGTCCAGCCGCGATCGTGCCCGCACAGCAGGCCACCGGCACGGACCAGCGGGCGGTAGGCCAGGAGGTCGGCCCGGACGCTGGGGTAGTCGTGACTCGCGTCCACAAAAATCAGATCAAAGCCGCTGCCGTACGCGGCCCCGAGCTGCGTCGCCGCCTCGACACTGGGCAGCGTCAGGAGTTGGACGCGCCCCGTCGTGAGGTGGTCCAGCAAGGCCACCGTGAACAGCTCGCGCGTCGCGTCAGGACCACCCATCGCGGCCAGCAGGTGGTTAATGGGGTCGTCGAGCACGCCCGGATCGCCCCGCCAATCGTCCACCGCCCAGACGGTGCCGGGGCAATGGTCGGCGAGGGCCCGCGTCGACCGCCCGAGCCAGCTGCCAACCTCTATCACGCGCTGGCAGGTCTGCGCCCGCTCGGCCAGAAAGGCGAGTTCCTCGGCGCTCATCCAGCCCGGCAGGGCCAGGGCCTGCGTCAGATTGAGCATGACATGGTCCTCATGTACACCTTTCGTAGACCGTTCATAGACCAGACGGTCTCGCCTCACCGCGGCAGCGCCGGCGGCCCGGGCAAGGCGCCAAGACAGCCCACCATCCACAGCACGATCACCACCGCCACGAGCAGCCGCAACAACCACGAGACGGGTGGGGGATAGCCCGGCCACGCCCACACCAACAGGGATTCGACCACCGCCAGGACGAGGATGGCGATGATGGCGTACAGCACCACCACGAGGAGGCAGTGGACCATCAGGGTGCTCCCACGCGCCCGACATAGAGCATCAGCATGGTCATTTCCTCATGCACCGTAAACGGCGTCGTGCGCCTGACCGCCCCAATCGGGGAACCATCGAGCGCCACCAGTTGCACGCTGGCAATATAGGCGCCCGGGGGCACCTCGGGAAACACCACGCCAGTTTCCTGCACCGTCGCCACCATGTCTTCGACCTCCCCACCCAGACTCACCAGCACATGATCGGCCACCACGCCCGAGGTGAGAATGCTTGCCGCCAGCGTCCACGCCACCCGCACCGAGGCCATAGCACCCTTTACGC